GCCCACCGAATGGCTACTCATCGGGGAGACATTGGCCGACACTCGCACCATCTGTATGGAGGGGCCGGCTGGCATGCTCGGCGTGCTGGAACGGCGCAAGATCTTCCACCGGTACAAGCAGTCGCCCCGGCCCATGGTGCTCTTCCCCGACGGCGCCAAGGTCTATGCCGAGGGGGCCGATGACGAGGACGTGGGGCGTGGCTACAACGCCTCCGGAGCCTGGCTGGACGAGATGGCCAAGTGGCCGAAGCCCTACGAGTCCTGGTACGAGGGCATCCTCCCCTCCCTACGTACTGACCTTGTAGGCGATCACCCCCGGGCGTTTATTACCACCACCCCGAAGCCCATCCGGATCCTCATCGAATGGCTCGGTCGCCACGACGGAACCGTTCACATGATGAATGGTTCCACCTTCGACAACGCTCCCAACCTCTCCGCCCACGTGCTGCGGGAACTCAAGCTTCGTTACGCCGGCACCTCGCTCGGTGAGCAGGAGCTGTACGGCAAGATGCTGGAGCTGACCGGCGGCGGCCTGTTCAAGCGAATGGACATCGTCCGCAACCGGGTGGAGTCGGCACCCGAGCACATGGTTGCCCGGGTCGTGGGTGTGGACCCGAACCTCACCGGCGAGGAGGCGGAGACCGGCATCGTTGTGGTGGGGCGCGATGTCGACGATGAAATGTACGTACTCGGAGATCGCAGCTTCCCCGGCACCGGCCGTCAGGCTGCTATCCACATGTGGCGCACTGTGGCTGAGTTCGCGGCCGACATCCTGGTCTACGAGACCAACCTGGGTAAGCGGTGGATGTCCGAGGTCCTCTCCGATGCTTATGTAGAGCTGCGGGACGAGGAGGGCCTGTTCCCCGCTGGCACCTCGCCCCCGATGAAAGGTGTGGACTCCAAGCACGGGAAGAAGACCCGGGCTGAGCCGGTGGCGATGCGCAATGAGCAAGGGCGCCTGCACATGGTGGGTGAATTCGAGGAACTTGAAAACCAGATGATCGTCTTCGATCCAGAATCAACCCGCGAATCGCCCGACCGAATGGATGCCCTAGTCCACGCCTGTCGCTATCTCATGGCCGGAGAGAGACGCCGGATGCGAGTGGGAGACCCATCAAAGTACGACTTCCGCCTGGGTCAGGAGCTTTATGATCTGGGTCGTCTTCTCGGCTCTTAGAATCGTGGCACTACCTATTGCGTGATCTCGACCTTTAGAGTATGAGCGTGCTGATCGTTAGTTTGGTGGTGGCTGCGCTCGCCGTAACGCGGATCACCCGACTCCTTGTCGCGGACAAACTCATGGTCGGCTACCGGCAATGGGTGGTGAAGCGCTGGGGTCCTGAATCAATGATCAGCTACCTGGTCCATTGTCCGTGGTGCACAAGTATCTGGGTGGCGCTGCCCATCATGCCCATTGCCGCCGTGTTCCCTTACAACTGGGTGATCGGAATCCTTGCCATTCCAGCCGCCTCAATGGTCGCCGGCTGCCTATTGGATCGTGACTGATGGGACGGTTCACCCGCACTCGCACCCCGGAGGTAACGCCCCCGGCACACCAGGCACCCGCTAGCCTCGTCGCCTCTGCCGCTCGCATCAACCTAGAGGGACAGGGGTGGCGGACATATCGATTCGGCAATGACGAGTGGCAGGCTGAGGCGTGGCGCCTCTACGACATCATCGGTGAGCTGAGGTTCGCAGCCAACTGGGTGGGGTCGGCATGCTCCCGAGTGAGGATCTATGTCGCCGATGTCGACAAGAACGGACGCATCCAGCAAGAGAGCACCGACCCTAAGGTCGCTGCTATATCAGACACTCTGCTCGGCGGCCCATCTACGAAAGCAGAAGGGCTCCGGTTGGCGGGTATCAACCTCACTGTCGCCGGGGACTTCTACATCGTCGGGCGGGCGAGCAAGGAACAGGATGACCCCGACAAGTGGTTCATCGTCTCCTGCTCCGAGCTGAAGCGCTGGGGCGGCAACGTCGCCTACATCTACCCCAACGGCTCCAAGGAGATGCTGGACCCGGAGCGGGATCTGATCATCCGGGTGTGGACCCCGCACCCTCGCCGCAACATCTGGGCTGACTCCCCCACCCGAGCGGCACTGCCCATGCTCTGGGAGATCGAGCGCCTGACCCGCTACGTGTTCGCCCAGATCGACTCACGCCTGGTCTCGGCTGGCCTGCTCCCGATCCCCAACAACACCAGCTTCCCGGATGCCGATGACCCTAACGGCGGCATGGTTTCCGGCGCCGAGGCCCTGACTGATCTGATCCTTCGGGCGGGCTCGGCCTCCCTGCAAGGTGAGGGCACGGCGGCTGGCGTGGTGCCGGCGGTGGTCGAGGTCCCGATCGATGCGCTGGGGAAGATCCAGTTGATCCAGTTCGGCAGCGAGCTGAGTCGGCAGGCGTTGGATCTTCGGCAAGAGGCAGTGAGACGTTTCGCTCTAGCGATGGATATGGCACCGGAAATCCTGCTGGGAACTGGGGATGCCAACCACTGGAGTGCCTGGCATGTGGGTGCCGAGAATGTCAAGGTCCACATTGAACCGTTGATGACCCGGATCTGTGAAGCGCTCACCACCGCCTACCTGACCCCGGCCCTGAAGGCGATCAAGAAAGACCCGGAACGCTACACCTTCGCCTTCGATGTAGCCCCCCTCGTGGTGCGTCCCCAGCGACTCCAGGACACCCTGAACCTGTACGAGAAGCAGATCGTCAGCTCCGAGGCAGTCCTCATTGCCGGTGACTACAAGCTCACCGACGCGCCCGACGACAAGGAAGATCTCAAGCGCTTCACCCGGGAGCTGATGCTCCGCGATCCCAACCTGTTCCAGATCCCCAAGATCCGGGAGCTGGCTGGCTACACCGCAGCACTCCTCCCGCCCGAACAGGTGTTCACACCCCAGCAGGGTGGCACTGGTCCAGCTCCGCCGCCGGCCCCACCCACCGGGATCCAGGAGACGACACCGCCTCCACTGCCGGCTGCCTCAACCGCCTCCAATGCCCTGGGTGGGCCAGGCCAGAACGCAAGTACACCTCCCGAAGCACGGGTCGCTTCCGCCTCTGTCCCAAGCCCAGTTACAACGTTCGTGGTCGCCAACGCAGCCACCCTCCGGGCATTGGAGCTGGCCGGGAAGCGGCTCCTTGATCCAACAACTAGAGGTCAGTATCCGGACACTCCGGCTCACCAGCTCCACACCAAGATCCGGGTCAGTGGGATCGACCATGCGCACACCCTGCTCAAGGGGGCATGGGATCACCTGTCCGTGCTCACTGAGCATCTGGCCATGAGTGTGGATACCGGCGCGCTTAAGAACGTGCTGGAGGGCTACTGCACCATCCTTCTGGCGGGGGGTATGGAGCACGACGCTAACGCCCTAGGGGAGGCCCTGCGTAGCCGAGGGTTCCTCGATGCCGACCCGTGATAGCGACGAGCGACACCTGTTCGGAGTGGTGAGCCAGGCCCTGCGGCGTTGGCTGGACAAGGCACGTGCAGCGGTCATGGCACCGTGGCATGACCTGAAGATGTCACCCGATCCAGTGGGGGTGTACCAGACTCAGGGCGACTGGAACACTGAGGTCGACTCGATCATGACGGTGATCGGACGCATTGCAGCGGACGCTCACTCCGAGGTCCCGGGCCTACCGCCAGTGTCCCGTCATGCCTTCGTCGTGAGCCAATTGGCACAGACCCAGAACCTTCTGGTCCGACTGCCCGACGAGGTCTACAACCTGGTGTTCGGGGAACTTGTGGATGGTGTCAATGCTGGAGACAGTGTGGAGCAGCTTGCTCAACGAATCGATCAACTGCTCAGCTATACCGAAAGTGAGAGATGGCCAAACCGCGCGAGAGTTATTGCGATTACTGAGACAACCCGAGCATATAACGCAGGAACAGTGGCGCAGGGTCTGGAACAGAGCCGACTCACTGGAAAGCGATTGTCGAAGCGATGGGACACTGAACGAGATCGACGAGTACGAAGCAGCCACCGAGCCGCCGACGGACAGGTCGTAGACCTTACTTCAGTGTTTATGGTCGGTGGCTTCCCTCTCGCATTCCCGGGTGATCCAATAGGACCACCAGAAGAAGTTATCAACTGTCGCTGCGACGTAGTGATAGTGGAAGGGGGTCGGTGATGGTTGATCCGAATCCGGCCCGTGGAATGCCGCTCCAGCTCCAGCGGTACTGGCTTGTCGGAAAGGGTGCCGCCAAGATCCGGTGGCACATGCCCCACGACTTCGACCGGTGCGTTCGACAGCTCCGCAAGTACTTCCCCAAGAACCCCGAGGGACTCTGCAACATCCTGCACCAGAAGGCCCTGGGCGCCCCGCCCGGCAAGGGTCACGGTGAGCACGCCCTCATCGCTGCCCAACAGCTCATGGAGATGCAGCCGGAGCTGGGTGAGGTGTGGGCAGGACCCATCGCACCCATCGGGCGCCCGACCGGGGAGCCGAACAAGACCCGGATCTTCGAGCACGGTGCCCTGACCAACCGGATGCTCCCACTGCCGCTGGCGTGGCGGGAGAAGACGGGGCCGGGGCATGACGGCGCCGTCACCGTGGGCCGGATACTCGGCATCACCTACGGCCCCGACCACATGGGTAAGGACTGGGCTTATGCGTGGGGGGACTGGCTCAACGCGGATATCGTTCCCCAGGTCAAGCAGGCGCGGCACCTGGTTCAGATGGGGGTTGCTGGTCCTAGCCTTGATCCTGGTGGCCGTGTCTCTGCCACTGTGAACCCGGAGACCGGCTTCGAACACATGACCATGTACACCATCGGGGGCGCTACCCTGGTCTC